TTTTGTGGTTTTGCTGGGCCGCCCATGTAACCAGGCATGATGCGCTCGACTGCAAGTGAATGCTGATATGTTAGCCGTAACGCTTGCGGAGTTGCCCTAGCGTCAGCTCTGAACCGTCGTCGCGTACAAGCTTTGCCATTGCATCGCGTGCGCCATGTTTTTTGGTTAATATGTCAAAATAAACTACTTTATCCTTTCCTAATACATCTTCCTGCACTGAGCGAGGTTGTTTTTTAAGCCATTCGCCATATGTTGTATCAGATGGCACCATGCCGCCTGACGCTGCACGCTTGCCGCTTGGCGGTGGTTCTAAATCTTTAATGCCTAAATCTTTACCAAGCTGTTCATAATCAAGCACCGGTACTGTTGTTGATCTGCAATTAAAATGTTGTGGCGGTGTTGGCCCTTTGCCATATTCAAACTGAAAACCATCTAAGGCGCGACATCTTGCGCTGGTTCTGGTGTCAAGTGTTGCGATGTAACGATATTTTTTAGTAATGTCTTGGTTTGATTCATATACTTGTTGGCTGGCAGCATTAGCGACTTGATTAATGCTTGTACGCACAAGTGCCATGATCTGGTTGTTAGCTACAGCGGTAAGTTCACCACCTGCTGCAATTAGTTGACGTGCAGTTTTTGCTGTTTCGCCAAATTGCAATTGCCCAATGAGCCTAGATGCAATCTTTGGCGTAGCTTCACCTGTCAGAAGCCCATTGCGTACCACCTGCGAGAACCGTTCGGCTTGATCAACAGCAATACCGCGAAACGCTTTACTTACCACCTCACCGTTAGGCAGCGTGATTGTTGCGCCTTTTGCTGCCGTGAGGTTGAATGCCCCAGTGCCTGCTTGATTGGCTAACGCTTCCACGCCATAGACGGATTTATATAGATCATCCGATAATGCCACGACATTAAGCTGTGTCGGGTCAGTTGTAACTACTGATTGCGCAAACTGCGGGCTGATTTCAACTGTATTCACTACGCTTCGCGCTCCTGCCGGTAATGCCTTGCGTAGTTGATCGGTAACGAAATCTGATTGGAGTTCTGCTAAGCCTTGCAGCTCGCTTGCAGTGATAGCAGTACTATCGCCCGACCATGTATTAAGGCTGTCTTTGAGCTGGGCTAATATTGCACGTAACCTTGCTGCTTTTACTGGTGCTGCTAATTCATCTATTGTTCGTAGTTGATTTACAGCGTCAATAATAATATCATTATAAGTTGTGACTATTTGGCGGCCTACGCTATTGCTGTAGCGGTTTAAGTCAATCGCGTTACGAAATAGGGCTGCCGGTATCGTCATTCAGCCCTCCATTAGCAGTTGCGCTGAGTTCTTCTTCAACATCAAAATTATCGCCCAGCACTTCACCATTAGCAAGTTGTTCCAGTAATGTTTCTTGCGTAATAGTGCCAGCGGTGTAAAGCTGGAGCAATGCTTGAATCTCCTGAGGTTCTAGTCTTGCGCCAATGAAATCACGATTTACATAGCAACTACCAGCCGCTTCAGTAGTGCCGAGATATTCAGCATGGAACCGCAAGCAGTTATCAATCATGTCTTGCATATTCTGCGCAATTACCATCATTGTTGAATCGCCTTGGCTGCGGTCAATGCGCTTTGCTTCTGCTGTTTCCGCGCTTAACTTCTGCCCTAATACTGCTGATAAACCAAGTTCATTAATCTGCCCTGCGAGCTGCTCTAGCCGCTTGAATTGGTATTCAAAGCTAGTACCACCTGGTTCTATATATTCGGCGCGACCATCAGCAGGGAATGCAATCGCTTCACCTGGTCCTGCTGAAACTTCTTCTGCTGCTGACGGGAAACCAAAAAATGCCAACATCGGCACTGCTGAGATATGTAGCTGGTTATCAAGATCTGATTGTATTTGATACGTTTTAAGGTTTAGTTCAGCGATATCTTCTAATGGTGGTCTTGATTCTAAATAACCAACGCGGTTGCAGTACGCAACGCTAAATGGTATCTCGCTAAGGCTTGTATTACCTTCTTCTACAATTTTAAACTCGCTGTTATCTTGCTTTTGATGTAGCTCGTATGCGCCTGGTGTTAAGACGCGAACTTGCTGCACTGCCTTTTCACCGTAATCACCATCAGGCACAATCACTGATTCCAGTAATCGCAACATTGTCAGTTGCTGCTGCCCGTCTTTTGCTTCAGTGCGCCAGCCTAAAATTTGCCGTGGTGTGTAGATGCACCAGTACGGCCTGCCGCCATCTGATGGTGCATCAACTAGTGTCCCAATGTGGCCGTAACGCACCAACTTGCGGGCTGACTCATAAGTCCAAACATTTAGGTCATTACCTTGCAGGTCAACGTCAAAAAGTTGTTCTCGTATGCTGTCGCTGGTATCATTTAACCTGACGGGCTTACGTGTTAACATCCCTGCCAACATCCGCTCTAAACGTTGATAGTAAGGCGGAACTACGCTACGTGCTAGACGATTATCGTAAGACTCATCCTGTTCGCGTGGCTCCTGCGGCAAGTAGCGGCGATGCCTGCGCCTCATGCCGTAGGTGCCTTGCATTAAATCTTCAATCAGCATCCAATGTGGCTCTTGCGCATACCATGCGGTATTTGCATCTTGCACCTTTGTGACCTTGCGGTCAGCAGTAGGCCGGTCGTAGAAATTAAAACCTGTGTACATAAAGCTGCCTGCAATGTCTAAAGTTTACAGGGTTATCTCTTGCGCAGTGCGCACTCAATACACCCTGATGCCTGTGCCTTTCCCAGCTCGAGTATACATTGGGTTAAATGCGCCTAAGATTAAGTAGCCAAGGCCATCAGTCCAGTGCTCTATATTTGGAGCTTTATCAATTACATAGTCATCTGCTCCTTGCTTATATGTTACGTTTTTTAGTGCTTTGATAGTGTGCTTACAACGTGGATGTACAAAGAGTTTCATTTGACCATCTGCTGTACGGATCATCCAATTTGTAGCATTTATTTTATCTTTTACAGCCCATGGTGCTTTTGGGCTGACGCAGCTAAATCCTGCCCGGCGAATAATGTCATGGTCAGTACGACCAGCGGATGAAGTTTTACGCGCTGAACCTGTTGGATCTGGATAAGCAATTATCTTTCTATCAGGGAACCTTTCTCTTAAAATTGCGCATACCTCATCAGTATTTGATTGGTTAACTGCTAATTCATCCCAAATATGTAATGTATCACCAACACGACTTCCTAGAACGCCAGCCATCACACTTACGTTAAAGTCCGTTCCCCAGTAGATTTCTGCGCCTGTATCTTTAACTGTATCAAGAATGTTTTCGTCTGTAAAATCAGGATAAACGCGGCCAGATAGTGTTTCAAACGAAGCTAAATATTCTTGTCTAAAGGTTCGTTCATCAAGTGTTCTGCGTGCCGCTTCAATTTCTTCTGCTGCAACATTACCTCCTTGAACTGTTGTATAACTAAAAGTTTCCCAATCAGGTTGATCTTGCGCTTGTTCCCATAAGTCATGGAACCAGTTGAGTCCTGCAGGAGTGGTGATAAACCAAGCGGGGCCACCTTGATCTGACAATGCAGGTCGCAGCACCATCTCCCATGCAGTTTGCTTTACATAAGCAGCTTCATCAATTACAAGTGAAGCAAGGCTAACACCTCGCAAACTATCTTCATTGTCAGCTCCTCTCAATGCAACAATGCTTCCGTTAATAAATTCAATGCTTAGATCAGATTCATTGCGTTTAACTACTAGATCAAGTGGTGCCATTGCTTTTAACTGCCGCCATGCAATTTGTTTTGCCATGCGGTAGTTAGCTGTTACATACCAATTCAAGCTACCTGGTTTCTCAAGCGCCCAGCAAATTAGTCTAGTAATACACAGATATGTTTTGCCAAATCTACGACCTGAGCAAAGTAGTTTAAAACGATTGCTTGAATCCCAAACATTGCGCTGAGGGATCGTTAAAGCACCAGCTAGTGTTGAAGTTATCTCAGAGAAATTGCTTTGGTTATAGGTTAACAATGCAGAGCAATTTTCAAGAATTGTACCGCCCTTACATGTTGCAAGAATGCTCATAAACCAATCTGCGCAATTACAGCAGACCTTGAAACACAGCCTAGTGCAACGCTTAGGTTACCTGTTCGCATAGCTTCTTTGTGTATTGCAGAAAGCTGGCCCATAACTTGCGCTGTATATGCTTGCCTGTCAATCGACCAGTCTTCTTTTAAGACAAGACGAGCACGAGCAATGTACTCATCAGCAGTGCGTGTACATACGCCCCATTGACTTGCAGCATATTGCAATACATCAGACCGTGAACCACCATTGCATAAAAGGCGAACAACTCGATTGACTCGCACATCCATTTCAGCGATTGTAATTCTTGCCATTTTTAAGCGGGTCTCTCAATAATGTAACCAGAGAAATCGCCAAATCTGAACCAATTTACGAAACTGCCACCAAGCTGTTCTTCAGTAATAGGTCGCTGCACACCTGATAGGGACAACTCTTTCTCAATAATTTCTTCTGCTGATACATTAGCAGCTTTTTTACCTGCGAGCGTGAGGCGATATAAAATTGTTGAAATATACCCTCCTTTAGGTTCAAGTTTATCAAACACAATGATAGCACCGCCAGGACGACAGTTTAGGCGTAAAACATTCATAAGCTGTATTCTTTTTCTAGGTTCAATAAACATAAGGCAAAGAAATAATACTGCAAGATCGAAGGCATCAAAATCAAAATTTTCTGCTTTAGAACAAAAAACTTCACCTGGTGCATTGTAGATTTTGCACATTTCTTTTGATGGTTCAATAGCAATTAATTTTGCATTTCTTGCTTGAATTACAGGTGCCAATGCTCGTCCAATATTGCCAGTAGATGCTCCAATATCGTAAACAATACCATCTTCAGGTATGTAATGCCTAGCTATATGTTTTAAGGCATCAGTTGCAAGATCGTACCACGGCAACTGTTCTCTAACGTGCTTGTCAAAACCATTAGCAACCTCTTCATTTTCGAAAGTCCAGTTGCGTGGGATTTCCATGTTAGTCTTTAGGTAAATAGCCAAATTTCTTGCGAAGTTCAGCGTTGTAGAAAACTGTTGGATTAGCAACACGCTCTTGCATAAATCTAGCAACACCACTGCCACCTTGAAATGTATCTTTAGTGCGGTTTATGACCCATTTAGGAAGAAGTGGTTCAGCTGCTTTTTTTAATAATCCTTTTGATAGCGGAGATTCTGCCTTATTTAACTGGACTACGCGTTCTACTAATTCTTGTTCCATGAAAGGAAGACGGCATTCAACACCAGCCGCCATGAATGCTTTGTTACAACGAACAAAATTGCCACGCGACATTTTATTCAATTGAGCATAGCGAAGTTTAATAAGTTCAGATTCATTTGCTTTTGATGCCTGAATGCAAAAATTTCCATAACCACCAAACAATTCATCGGCTGCTTCACCAGACAGACAAGCACGAAAGCCTTCGGCATAAATACGTTGGGCCAATGGGAGGCAAAGCATTGCAATTTCAATCTGAGCCTTGCTTGAAATTTCAATTGAAGAGATTGCATTTTGAATTGATTGATCTGTAACGTCAATAGGCACTTCTATTAATTTGACTTCTAATTCAGAACATAATTTCTTAGCAGCTTTTAAGTCGTCAGAGTCTGAATTAAATACAGCTGTAAATGCTGTTATGTCGTGACCTGATTGTTTAGCAAGTGCTAAAATCATGCTGCTATCAAGTCCACCTGAGATTAGACAGCAAACTGGTGCATCTGCTGTTAGACGTTTTTGTACGCCATATTTTAACAACTTAAATACATCAATGTGATCTGTTTGTTGATGTTTAGGCATTTCATACCAATTCAACCATTGACCTGTTACAAGATTAAATGCATGACCTGGAGGAACAGCAATAGGTTTGAGATTAGTTGGGAATGCTTTACGTTCAGAAGCCCAAATGTAACCTTTTTTTGTTTTTGCTAAATAAACAGGAATTTTGCCAAAAGCATCTCGTACTAACCAATGCTGATTATCTGAACTGCTCCATGCAAATGCAAACATACCATCTAAAAGATGAAGGCCACTAATGCCATGGCGCTCAAGGGTAACAGCTAAAACCTCAGTGTCACCAGTAGTTTTAAATTTAGAACCTAAGTGCTGCAGTTCAGAACGTAATTGAACGTAATTCCACAATTCACCGTTGAAAGTAAGTGTAGATCCTTCACGCCTAAAAGGTTGGGCAGATGCTTCAGTCAAATCAACTAAAGCAAGCCGAACATGACCATGAATTGTTTGGTCATGAACAGTAATACCTTTGCCATCAGGTCCACGATGAATAATCTTATTGAGCATTTCTTCAACTTGAATGGCTGTACCATTAAATGCTCCTGCTATGCCACACATGATAAAATCTCCTTTGCAACGTGAGCAGAAATAGCTTTCATCATTAGTGGCGGAACAGAACGCCCCATGCGTTCCCATTGCTGCATAAAATTTCCTTCAAGAATGAAGTCATCGGGGAAAGAACAAAGTCGGCGTACCTCTGGGATTGTGAGGTATCGTGGCTCATTCCAGTGGTATGAACAAGCTGTAGCTGTAATTGTTGGCGCAGGTTTAAATGGTGAAATTTTTCTTTGATTAAAAAATGAATTTTTCCCATGCAATTTAAGATTGGCAACAGTAAAATTATCACCAGGTTTTGTATGATGCCAAAGGTTTAATGTAAATGTTGTACTTCCTAAAAACTTAAGTTCTCTTTCACTAGCTTTTGCAATATCATAAAAAGATTCTTCAACAGTGTAGGTATGTTGAAATGGTTTTGGATGTGATGGCAAAACATTTAAATCATTGCGCACACCAACAAAAATAGTACGTTGCCTTGCTTGCGGGACACCAAGCCATTGGCTATCAAGCAACTTACACGACACTTGGTACCCACAATTTTTAAGTTCCGCAAGAATTTTCTTAAAATATCCTTTTGCAGTTCCTTTAATCAGGCCGGATACATTTTCAGCAATAAATACTTTAGGTTGCAAGCCATTCAATATACGTGAGTATTCAAAAAATAAATCATCAACACGTTGCACTTGATTATCACTATATTTTTTAGACTTACCCCATCCAGCTTCTCTTGACCCTGCTGTACTAAAAGCTGAACATGGTGGCGAACCGTCAAAAATATCAAGTTCGCCTGGTTTTAAGTTAATTGCATCAAGAATGTCACTTGCTTGTACAGTGCGAATATCGCGAGTATCTAAAAAACTGTCAGGATGATTAGCTTTGTAGGTTTCTTGAGCCGCAGGTACAAATTCGTTTGCATAAACAACTTTGTATCCAGCCATACGGTATCCGAGACAAGATCCGCCACCACCGGAAAAAGTAGACGCAACTTTGTATCCGTTCCAGGGCAGTGATTTGATTTCTGCCATAAGTGGAATTTTATAATCAGCTTTTGTCAATGTGTTTTACCGCTCCATTCATAACCGCAAGAAGGGCACCTGTGTTCAGTCTTAATGTTTTCATCAAGTTCGTCAAAATCTTCTGGCGCAATTTTCTCGGTTGATTCACCAATAAGTGCTGAAATATCTTCTTCTTCAAACCAAGGAGAAATATCGTGCTCCATAGAAAGCCTATGAAGCATTTCATTATCCCATGAAGATAGTTCTGATGTTCTGTTATCAGCAAGCGCAAGGCCAACCTTCTCATCATCAGACAAGTTAGTTCTGCGGACTGCGATTAGCTCTGTTCCATCGCTTTCAATTATTCTTACCTTTGTTATCCCGGCAGATTTAGCACTTTCAAAGGTGCCGTTACCAGCAAGAACTGTACCGTTTTCATCTACAACAATAGATCTAGCAGCTCCATACCTTTTCAGTGACTCTTGAATTAATGTCGCAGATTGGTTAGTTCTTTTTCGTGCATTCTTACTGTCTGTTTTAAAATCGTTGATTGATGTCATTTTTTAACAGAAATAGCAATACAAGTATATAGTACCAAATCAAAATAAATATTGCACTGTTGCTGCAACGCAAGTTTCAACTTGTATCCGGGCAATAGAGCCGCCCATACTGCGGTAAACGTGCTGTACTAGGGCATGATAAGCACTGACCGTTAAAGCCTGCTTCGTAGCGATCGTAGGCACCTGAGATTGGCTTAAAACGTTTGAAGTACTGGTTGCAGCATTGCGTATAAATTCAGCTCTTGACAGGTTAGACCTAGCAGCAGCCTCATCAATTTGCTCAATTGCAGAATCATCAAAACGTATTTCAATTTTGCGGTTGTAAAAACGCGGCATCAGAAAGGGAGTTGGTTGGTTAAAAAATCACGCGGTGACGGTCCAGCTTCAACTGCTGGTTCAGCTAAAACGTTG